CGTTGGTTGAAAAGTTCTTATAGACCGAAAAATCCAATCAAGATGCAAATATTTCATTTTACTGCAAAAAAATTACCAGAATCTTACAAGAAGTTTATAGAAGGACTCACTTCTTAAGATTTATATAGATATCCCAGATATTGTTCTGATCGCTTATTTTTTGCTCTGAAGAAAACTCCTCCACCCATTCTCGAATAAATCTCACGTATTTTATATGATCGTTTATTAACGTTGTTAGTATAACTACTGGTGATTCGGCCACTATTTGATATTTAAATATTTCCGCGTCTAGAAGTCCGCCAACCGCCGGATCAAATTTATTAATAGGAATGCATAATATTTCATCACTTATCATATCCGTAACATGATGTCTGAAATACAAATTGTCTTCGGTGAGTAATTCATCAAAATTTTCCAGATCATCCATATGTATTTCGGATGTTTCTTTTGGAAGTAACTTGTGCAGATCTTCTGACTTTTTCTTAAAAGGATAAAATAAGTCTGTGAAGAACTTAACAATTTTTTTGTTAGATTTACTGAGGAGTTCTTTTTCTCTGGCTAGCTCTGCTAAAGCCGCTTTAATTATTTCTTTTTCGTCGTCTTTTATTTCTGACGTACTTGCTGTGAACATATAAAATCTATTAGGATATGTATACGGTATACCTGACACAACTATTGATTTCTTTTCTTTTTTGCATCTAGAGTTTAGTACTAATACTGGTATTTTTTGCCCAGTTTTAAGGCTGCTTAATTTTATACTACCCTTGATCTTAACTATCGTATGATCGCTGTAATTACACATAATTGTGTGGTTTTTTTCTATACGAATAATTTCACAAACAGGAAGTATGTCGAATACTTCATACGTAATGGCTTCTGCTAAATATTTAACATTAACTGAACCTGATCCGTCTAAATGACTTTTAGATATAGTGCACATAGATCTCTCTTGTATAGAAATAACATTAACTATTAAGCTATTTTCTCGACATTTACCCTCGAAATTTTGTTTTAGCTTTTCCAAAACAACTTGATCTAGGTCGGAATATATCTCTACAGGGGAGATATTCACCTTGGTTTCGTAAATTTTCTTGATACGTCCCATCTATATATATTGTATATCTTTTATGTAAATTGTATTTTCATTTTTTGAACCAATTATTCCGGCATAGTTTCGAAATGGAAGTAGAACCATCTTGTTCTTTTATTTTTTTCTTTGTCGGATTTATTCATGTGTTTCCATTTCTTTCTTTCCGCCATTTCTCTCTTCATAAGTTCAAGTTTGATCACAGTACAAATATCTTTGATGCTGTGATCAGGATCGTCGGACCCTCCCCCAATGTCTAGTTTTTTTAATAATTCTATCAATTCGTTTTTATGTCTAGTATTGCATGCCGAACCGCGTTCGATCATTCGAGAATCTTCATGATATTCTATATGTTGTACAGGCGGGCGTAATTTAAACTTGACATCTATACCCGAAGGATTTTTTTCGTAATATCCTATCATTACGTCATTTTCTACTTCAGGAGTTGCAAATCTATCAGTAATGAATTCCGATGATCTTCGCCACATGGGAGCGGTATTCCCTTCATTTTCTGGTAAATATATTTTGGGTATAGCTACTCTAGCGGATGAAGATTCTGAACTAGTCGTTAGAAAATGACCTACTGGTAATAATTGTGCGAACACTTTATTCTGCTTATTCTTCTTAGCAGATATTAATCTATCTATGTTCATGTCATCTATCCTAGGGTGTTTATGATGTTTAGATGGAGAAGAAGTCCTCTTTCCCAAAAATTCGTTTAATCTATCTATATTGAATGGCTTATCTTCTCGCGATTTTGATATTGAAGACATTAAAAACGCATTGTATCCGTTTTCTTCAGCTAGTTTTTTATTGGCATGTTTTCCATGAATACCAAATTCTATTTTTCCTTTCTTCTCCACGTAATTTTCGTAATATTCGAATAATTTTGATTCTTCTAGCTGATTAGCAAATAATATAGTTTCCAACCTGTCGTAAAAATATAAAATCTTGAAATAAAACTCATGCAATTCCGAAAAAGGCATATTAGGATTTGTGTATATATTGAACACGTAACGAATAGCATCTTCGACCAAATGAACATGGAAATCTAAGTCATATAATTCCACGCTCGTGGGAATTTGTTCTATGGGTGTATCGGCAAATTGGTTGAAGAACTTATATTTCATCTGATCGTAAGAAATATTTGAAGTCTTCAATCCATCAGTGATTCTGATAGAAACATAATTTTGCGGCGTTTCTCTTCTGTACCAAGAGTCAATTTCTGTTACTGGTTTTCCAGAAGAAATGGAACTATCTAGACCTAGTGTATGTAAAGAATATTCATCTTGTACATTATCAGATGAATTAATAGATAAGGGTAACAACATGTAGAATTTACCTAATTTAGTTATTTGACATTCCCTATTTTTATGCACTATTTTATTATCGTTTTGGTCAAACAATCTGGTCATAAATTTTTTATCTTCCGTGGATAAACTTACTCCCGATTCAGAATTCATAGTGGGACAAAGAGAGTTCAGAGCAACTATAAAATTCTCTTCCAAAAATAGATGTGTATTTACGAACACATCGAATGGTGGTGATTGTACAGCATCCCATAAGTCTTCGTATGTCCACACAGTAGACTGTTCTATAAACAATCTCTTGATAATATAAGATATAGTTTGACTTTCTTCTGTTGAATAATATGGATAAAAAGTTGAAAGATCTACATCTTTCAGTGAAAGAGATTGTTTATGTTTCGCTATCGCTTCCCATTTTTTTCCAAAAACAGGGGAAACATCAAAATACAATGTTCCTAATTCATCTGGTATCTTCTCTTTGCCAGGAAAAATAACGTCTCTGTGCAGAGGTGCGTCTAATGCATTAGAGTTCAAAGATTTTTCTATCCTTTGTATAATCAAATAATCCATAAGATTTTCGAAATATTTATACTCTTCATAAGATAGATCATCTCCATCTGGTAGAGACGATACGAAAATACGCACCCTGGTAATTCTTTTATCTGGTTGCAAAGACATGTGCGAACCATCGCGAATAGCCCTACCTAAAATTTGCAAAAGTGTTGGTATATTGGATGGCGCATTCATAACCCATAAATTTTGTATAGCTTTAAAATCGTATGCTTCATTGATGACTTTCGAACCCAACATAATTCTATAAAGCTTGCCTTCCGCGTCATCCGCTCTGCTAAATTTTTCTATACTTCTATTTTTAGTTACACTATCTATTTCTCCGTGAATAGTTATAAATCTTACGGGCGCGAACTCATGTTCCTTAGAAGAATGTTTATTTCTCCTAATTCCGCAATTTACACATAAAGTATCATCGGTAGGATTAGCTGATTCATCCAAAAAACCGTTCCTCAATAATACTTCTTGTATAAAAAGCACGCCAGACATTTTAACATATTGATGTACTATCAATACCTTCCCTCCATTATTTTTTAAATTTTCTATCAATAACTCTACCATTTTGGTGTATTTCGTGCAGTAAGTCGCCAAAGTGGGTAGTCTCATAAATTCTCCCGTAATAACAGATTTACCGCCGTCTTGCTTAATCAGATCTATCTGATGTTTGTCTTTCCATTCCGTAGTTGCGTTAGCCAAGTTATATCTAATATCTTTACTGCGAAACAAGCCTATCTTTTCCTTATTTGTTATGCCAGGGTTTGGTAAAACTAAATCTAACAAAGATTGACCATCTGGCGGAAGCGTACCGCTGTATACTTCTTTATATGTTGCATAATGCAGGGGAGACATTTTACATCTCGTGAATTTTAGATATGGTAATATCGTATCGTTATATCCATGTACTCTTTCCGATAAATATTTTTTAGGTATTTTGATTACTTCACCTTCTAATATCCTTTTAGGAAAATATTTTGGATTTTGATTTCGGAGGAATGAAATATACCCCATAGTTAAATCCTTTATTTTTTCCAACGCATCTTTTTTGAGATTTCTGTCATCTACGAAAAAATCTTCTTTTTCCAATCTTTTCTTGCCAGGCATAGTGGATTGAGGTACAAGTAAGTTTAATAAATCCACTATTTCAGTTGGACTATTGTTTATCGGAGTCGCTGTCAGGAAAACAACATAAAGGGATGCGTTTTTAATCATATCTAATCGATTTAATCCAGTACTTGTATTACCTTGTAATTTGCATATCTTATCCATTTCATCAGGTATATCATAAATATTAAATAACATACGCAAAGCTATACCATAGTTGTTAATCTCTATAGAATTGTATACGTTATGTACTTCATCGCATATAACCAACGAATTAGCAAAAGCATCTACCAAATCGTAATTAATAGCTACGTTACCGTTTCGCAAATCATTTATTATAGCATCTTCTGTCTGGTTGCTAGAGTTTTTGTCAAAAACACCAGAGAATAAGAACAGACGGTTGAAAAATTCTTTATATCCTATAAATTTAAAAAATCCACCCCAAGATTTCTTCGTTAGCCTTTTTTTAATCTTAGATTCAAAATCCGATAAGGCATCCATATCAGATGCGGAGCCTGTTTCGGATAAATATCTCAATCGTTTATGTTCATTGATTTCTTCTTGTGTGATAAAACCAAATTCCGGTCGTCGCAATAATTCTCTTTGAAAGATAGACTTCGAAAATCCTATAATAAATACTAATGGTGTTTCGATCGTGCCTTTTGTGAACTCATATTGTTGTTTGTAATATCTAATAAATTCAAAAGCATCTAGAAGGGATGTATACGTTTTTCCAGTGCCTGTATCATGTTTGCACAATATTCTTTTGAAGTTAGTATTTGGATTAATGAAGTTTCTGACGAACTGCTGTTGTGGGTGTGGGAATAATTTTCCTTCTTTGGCTATCTGCTCATCCAAGAAAGACGGATTTAATCCGGATGCATTAGTAGCTACTTTCAACTGAGCAAATTCTTTTCTCGAAAGAAGATCTTCGATAGATTTAGTGGAGTTTAGGACATTTGGATAACTCATGTTAAAATTTGAATTTATATTATTACTTATATAATTTACCTCCTTCTTAAATATAATTTAAGAAAAAGATGAAGAAAGACCTCGTCCCTCAAGGTATTATATTCATTAGACTCAATCGTGTCATGATATTCAGAGACATAAAAGAGAAGCAAAGTAACAAAAACATTTCTATACACATGGCCTGTATAGAAGGTTTGATGGAATCATACCGTATCGGGTACAAAATAGTCATCTACACAGGCATGTGCCACAAAAATGCCATCGATGTTTTGGACACGATCGGGATCAGAAGATACATACCAGATGATAGTCTTCTGGTACTCACAGGAGATGACTTGATCATTGATGGTAAATTTCATCTGGATGTTGCGGAATGTGTACAAACTGCTCGTGAATATTTCAACTTGACAGGTATAGTAGAATCATATTTCTATGATTGTGATCGCTTAGCGGGAATTGAGAAGGAAGACAATGTACATATGTTCTTGTTAGAAGAGTATAAAAAGAACACAAAAAAGAATATGTTTTAAGTTTTTTTAGCTATTCCAAGAAACAGACACCACAAATATATCTGGTATTGACTTCATATTTTTATAAAAATCTAGTTCATGTAATTCATAACATTCGGAAATATGTCTGATATTTAATACGAAAGGGTGTACTATTTTTTTTAGTCGCTCGGGCACAGTTATTATATTATGTTCTTCGAATTTACTTTTTATTTTGTCGGGCATATCTATGTAATCATGAATAGGGAATGTTTTATCGTACTTCGAATCTTTGCGATAGATGCAAATATATGAAATATTCTTACCCCTCATGGCTGATATTTTTATATTTTCTTTGTAACCTTTAGTAATCAACTCCACCAAACAAACGCTGTCTTTTTCTAAAAGCTCTTTATAACCGCTTGGGGTTGATTTAGATAATTGTACTATATAGTCATAAAATCTCACATTGTCAGATTGAATTTCTTGCGCTTTCAATTGGGCATCGTTTTCCATTTTGTTTACAAAGAGCAAGGTAGATATATTTAAAGGTTAAATAATCTTTAAATCGATCATCATTTTAATTCTATGTTTTTTTCGCAGGGTTTTGAACATGATCTTCAATAATTTTGTTATTTTTTCGCCAGAATCTATGGTATTCACTTTATTTATATCCATCCACTGCATCCCTATTACTTCCGTTATTTGTTGAGGGGTATTATAGTTTAATTTTAATGATTGTGGGTTATGATATCTACTATTAGAATTCAATACACATAGATAATAGTAATTAATATATCTAACTTTACCATGTTGAACAGAACTAGTATAAGGTTCGCTATCTAACAATTCGTACTCTGAAGAGGATATTCCTGTCTCTTCTTCAAATTCTCTAATAGCACAATTTAAATGCTTTTCCTGCGGAAAAGCAACTCTTCCTTTGGGTAACTCCCACAAAGTTTCTGTAGTTATAGAATCAGATAATAATTTTCTTATCAGAACTCCTTTATCTTTTAAGAAATTAGAACAAAAATAATGTTTACATTTACTGTATTTTTCATATCTTTCCTTCGATAATTTCAAACTATCTGAAGTATATATTGAATCTGGGTCTACTAACCAAATTCTGTACCACATCCTTCCAAAATCCAATGACCAAATATCTAATTTTTCTTCACTGGACATGCGATTCATAAGATTAACTATCTGTCTTATATCCCCCTTCTTATATCTGCCTAAAGTAAACTCAACGAAACTAAAAGTGGTTCTTTTTTTAATCATCAACACCTCTATTTGCTGATTCCTCAAATTATATCTGCAACAAGCTAATCCATAGCTTTTTTTCGTGGAGATTTTGGAATTCATTCCTTAAATTTAAGTCTAACATTTTTTTAAAGTACAAAAAATAAAACCATGTGTTTTTTATACCTTATTGTAACCTCTTTTCTTCATTTCGAGATTGGCGAGTGTGATTATCAATGTACCCCATCCATTGATGTCCATTTGTAACCTGAAATCGCTCTCGCTTACTTCAGATAGATCCGTTCTAAGGTGGTCTGATGAACCTAATCTGTAAACGTAAGGATTTCTTCGTTCGTAATCATCGCTGGTAGGACTGTATACCATTCTGTTGGTCAATTCACGAACATCCTTCGAACCTTTGATCAGTTCAGGAGGCACATAGAAAGTAGAATCTTTCAAACTTTCATAAGTAGGTCTTTTGCTATCTTCAGCATTGCAACGACGATCTTCATGAAACTTGTTCGGAGTTTCAATACTAGGGCGAATGATCGTAGGAGCCGCTTTGACCACGGTACCATTCAAGGAAGTATAGTATCTACCTCTTTCTTGACAATAGCACCACCATCCTAAGTATCTGTGGCAATCTTGAGGAGAGTCGATCATGTAGACTTCGATGGGAACGCCTTCTACTACATTCTTGATAGTCCTGCGCTTCGAAGAGACGACAGCTTTGACAATAGTCGCATTTGCTCCGGCAGCGTTTTCTTTTTTTTCTTTTTTTTCTTCTTTTTCTACAATAGTAGCCCAAGATTTAGGGGATGATGACCTCTTTACAGGCATTTCCTTTTCCATCTCCTTTTCATAAGTTTTCTCAGATTCTTTCTCAGGTTTCTTCTCAGATTTCTTCTCAATATATTGAGAAGAAGAAGGAGAAGAAGATACAGGTGAACCTAAGGATTCGTGAATCTTTGCTAAGCATTCTTCTCGCTTTTTCAAACTGTTTTTGATGATATCAGTTTCTCTCTTGACGAAGGAGTTGAGTCTTTCGCTGATGCTGTTGGCAGAGACTTGTAATTTCACAATATCTCCTCGAAATTCAGTTCTCTTTCCGAGACCTTGTTCGGTTTCAACATTGAATTCAGAGGACGCAGCCTCTAACCTAGTGATAACTTCATTCATGATTTCGAACGCCTTTTGCATTTCTTGAAAATCTCCTTCCGACATGTTTGGTGTATTAACGATATAAAAATTCAATTTTACAAAAATGAATATAAGTACTTTTTAAGAAGATGGAAGAGACAATAATATATCGTGTGTATGGATATTTAAAATGTATCTCAGATATCTACAATTTGCAACTATGTAATAAAATGACGTTATCTGTATATAGAAAACTTGATGTACTTGATTTATGCCGACTAGTTTCTACTCCGGAAGAAATGTTACAAGTTTTTGTGAACTTTTACAAACATAAACCTCCCCAGGGAAGTCTTCAATGGAAAAAAGACAAAGAAGGGTCTATACATCTACCACCTACTATAGGTGGTAGCGAAATCGGGACTGTTCTGAAAATTAATAAATATCAAAATATAAAACAGTTGATAGCCAGTAAACTAGGATTAACTAAATTCTCAGGAAATGTAGCAACTAGATGGGGGAATTTATTCGAGGATGTTCTGTTTGGAATAACTGATGTTTTGTTCAAAACTCGTACTTGTGAGACAGGCTCTATTCCTGGTATTAAAGATGATAAAGGAAATGTGATCCAATCTTATTCACCAGATAGAATCGGTGTAATTACTAGAAAAGATTTCATCCAAACCATTAAAGATGTATCTAAAATTATGGATATAAAACCACATGGAAAGGTTCCCAATAAAGAAAAACTAATAGTATTAATGGAAGGGAAGTGTCCATTGACTAGAATTCCTACTAGTTCTATACCAGAACAATATACACTACAGCCTCAACTAGGAGCGGCTACTATCAAAATAGTCGATACTTGCTTATTCGTGGACGGTATGTTTAGAAAATGCTCCATATCAGATTTCGGTTTATCACCCGATCATGATAATAATTTTCACAAGGTATCGGAACCTGCGACCGCCGCAATAGCAGGTTTTATAGGCATATATCGAAAAGAAAATACTACTAATGAAGAAGTCCCCGCAGGAACATGTCAGAACATAGATAATATTATCTCGGACTTGAAAATGAGCGTATTATCTGATGTTTCTGAACCAGGTTCTGATTTTTATGGAGTAGACCCGCATTCTATAAACAATCTAATGTCTCTATGCGTTATATGTGATAGATATTTAGACACGGTATACAATAATTATGATGATAGCATATATCTTAACAAAAAAGATGAAGAATCGATAACAATATCAGTGTTGAAAAAATTAATAATAGATGAAGAACATCATCATCTAATAGATTTAATAGTTCCCGATGCTTTGTCAGCTAATTATAAACAATCAGAGTATCGCAACAGTGAAGGATATAAAATCGACAATGCGGGGATAGATTATGGATATGCTGATATCACTACTTTTTCTGGCATGTTGAGGGATGTTATAGACAATAGACATACAGATGATGGTTGTAAAGCTTATTATCCTGAAGCGTTCTATGTAGATGAAAGATTGAAACCATCGTTTACCGGTGAGCAAAATTATCAGGATGTTTCTGAAAATGATAGTATACGTCCCAAAAAATGGTTGTATAGAAATGTAAGAAAATACACTGACTGGTGCCGCGATAATGGATGCGTTTCGGTTGGTATAATTCCCTGGAAGTTATTCAAACTTAGTTACTTACCTTCAGCTATTATACCCAATTTTATAGAAACTGCAAAACCCAAAATACTCGAAGTCGTAAATGTTATAGAAAGTATTAAACAATTAGCGAGAGATGTCGAACCTTCTCAAGCAGCCGATATAATCAGGGACGAATTCGAGAAGAGATTTCCAACGAAGAGAAGGCCGAAACAAGATAAAAAAAGTGATCAATTCATAATAGGAAATGTTGAAGAATTTATAAGAGAAATAGAAATTTAATCACGGCTTTACAAATCGGTAATTTTTTTCTATACCCGTCGCCTCAGAAGGTATTTCTTCTTCAATAATATCGCCAACTTCGGCTCCTAACCAAACAGCTACAACGTCCACAACTCTCATTTTTTTCATGTTAATTGGTTTAGTATGCAGCTCCCTTGGAATTTCTTTGGCTTCTTCGGCGGATAATATTCTACTGGGACAAACGCTCACGCTTTCCATTTTTACTGACATGAAATAATTGTATTCGTATATCATAAATCTTATGTAACCTTTAGATGTATCACCTGTGCTAATATACTCAAGCAATTTGTTGGTAATGTTAGAACCAGGATATTCGTAAGGAACAATTATAATATCCATATTATATTCAATGTCTGGATTTTTGATGTTTGGAATAAGATGTAGCAATTTCGAAAAATATTGAGCGGCTGTAATGTAATTGCTGTGTTGATCTAACAGAACAATAATGGTTTTAGTTTCCCTCTTACGGGTGGATTCGTGCATATCTCTGATCTTTTTTCTAATTTTTCCCTCTGCATCTTTTGCTTCCAACATAATATATCCACTATATTGTACCATAGCCGCGAAATCTGATTGTTCCAATAATCCATTTTCGAGTGGTGGATTCTTAGATATTTTCGTTAAGTCGCCAGATACTAATGTTAGTTTTCTGTAGGATAAAAATTTGTATAAATTTTGATATATCCTATAAGGCAAGAAATATTCCATTTTCTCCACGTGCTAATCGCAAAGAGATAGCTTGTTTGATATACTAGCTGGAATTATTTAAAATATTTACACAATTTTCATTTTTTCATTTTTCTTTTATCTATCACTTTATAGATAACAGTCGCAATTACCTTGATTAATTAATTATTAATTAATTTTAATTTTATTCAGTGTAATATAACATATAACAGTCAATATGGAAGGCGGATCTGATACATTTGCTAGCAAATTACTTGAAAGTAGGTCTACCGTAGTAGTTTATTTCGCAATTTTAATTGTCCTCGTCTTTTTGATTCTATGGCAAATGCGTAGCATGAATAGCAAAACAGAAGGACTTATCGGTAGTGGTATTCAAGATCAGGTATTTACATCCGGCGCCACTATTAGGCGTTTAGGTCAAGAATTCACTGGAACTAACCAGGGAGAATATACTATTGTTCACAATGATGAACTTAAAGAATTATTGCCAGGCGTGATTCCATCTAAGAAGGAGAGATTGGTTAACGAAAGAGGTGAACCTGACTTCTGGGAGATTTCAAGCGAACTTGACGCTTATAAAGAATCACAAGTAGCTCCTATGACCGCTGAAGCTCAAGCCGATGCATCAGGTAGCAAGGAGTGGTTGGCTACTGATTCTGTGGCCAGCAGAGTGCAAGATGAATTGTTACGTCAAACTTTGTATAGATAAAAAAATAACAGAATTTACTCTGTCAATATGTCGTAATCTATTTTTTTGCATTTATCAATGACTCCTGATATGTCGTCCGGTTCTATTCCAAGATCAGCCATAGTTAAACTTTCCCCGAAATCTATTATTCTTATATCATCTTTGCTGGGGTCAATAACGATATTTTCCGAATGTAAATCTAAATGGAGAATACCTCTATCATGTATTTTTGATATTAGTTCCGCCAATCGCGGTTTATATTTAGTCATATCATGAGTTTCCGAGTATTCTCCCCAAGTGTATGGATACTTGTGTGTTTTCAAAACATATGCATTACCTTTTACCTCTATCTTAAACTCAGGTACTATGTCAGTTCCTTTAAATTCACTAAAGAATAGAGCTTCTTTAGCCAAAACATCTTTCTCATGCCATTCTATCATTTTTCTTCACAAATATATTTGCGAATATAGATACATTTACGAATATAATCAATTTTATAATATATTTTTAAATTCTTCAACCGCCACTTTTTCAAACTGTATGGTTTCAGGAAGAACAACTTTCAACTCGTCTTTTTTTCTAGTGATAGAAATCTGTTCCGGTTGTATCATAATTTGTTTTTTCTGCATTATGAATAATTGCAACTTTGAAACAGCTATCACTTCAGCGTTAGATGAATCTTCCCTGAATAATCCGGCGTCGATAGTAAATATGTTGGAAGGTCCAGACAAAAATTCGCGCATTTTTTTTACTATCTCATCAAATTCCGATACATCGGCCGGATTTTGGAGTTTTTCCCATAGTTTTTTGTATTCATCGTCAGATTTTTTCCCACGATATTTTCTCAAATGAGACATATTGCACGATTTACAGAAAGATTGCCGACCATCCTTCTTGCTTTTGTTGACATTAAACTCATCGTGAGTTTTTTCCTTTTTGCATTTAGAGCAAATTTTAGTCGCATATTTTTCCATTTTTCGATATAAAATAATAATTTTGTATGAGTATACAAACAATACTTTCCGTTATTTTTTTGTTACTATATTGTATGTGTCAAATTTTTTTTAATTGGAAAGATCGAGAAAACTTCACCAAAAAAAATATATATATAGTTTTTTTCTGGCTTTCAGAAAAAACGTGAAAGCCAGCTCAGTAAGCCTCCTATAGGCTGGGGGTATCTTCCTATTGTGAAAGCCAGCGTGAAAGCCGGCTGAAAGCTGAAAGCCAGACCCCTGCGGTTTTAGTAAATTTTTGACTGATGAAAAATAGGAAACTATTTCAGGAATACTGCCTTATTTTTTCGAGTTTGTAAACTAATAAAAATAAGCCGATTTTTTCCAATATAGCCGACCCTATCACAAATTAACTTTTAATTATTTCTCGGTTTTTGACTATGTCGAGAAAACTTCACCAGAAAAAATATATATATAGTTTTTTTCTGGCTTTCAGAAAAAACGTGAAAGCCAGCTCAGTAAGCCTCCTATAGGCTGGGGGCGTCTTCCTATTGCGAAAGCCAGCGTGAAAGCCGGCCGAAAGCCGAAAGCCAGACCCCATGGCAAATCCCAAAAAAGTTTGTATCAAATGTAAGGATCTTATAGACTAAATAATCCTTATTATTTGTAGTTTATATAAAAATGCTATGTATGAATTGTATTGGCTGGATCTGCCTTATTTTTATTAGTTTGGTATTTTTAATTTTTCCATATTTTTTAGTTGGAACTTTCAGATAGCTATAAATTATGATCTTTTGCAAACTTTTCGTAATTTTCATAGGTAATAATCATGACATCAAGGCCAACTAGCTCATCAAATAGACTCTCGATAGGTTCGGAAATCAAAATTTCGGCTTCTTGTTCAGAAATGAAAAACATGTCATTTTTCTCATCTGGTTCGAAATTTTCGGATACCACGGTGTAAAGATAGCCGGATTTTTTCAATGTTTCCAAAGAATTTGGCGCAGTTTCGGCTATGTATGGCTTTCCATCTGCGTATCCGATAGACAAATTTTCCTCTTCACCAATAAGTGCTACCCATTTTTTATTACT